ATAAAAAGGAGGGCAGAGAGCGTTTACATGCATGCCGCCCTCCTCTTTAAGTATAAATGCTTATGTTAATAACATAAAGTTGTTAGCACCTTGAGTAACTAAACATCTTTCTGATAACATGTGTATTTGCATTGCGTCTAACGCAGATGTAGCTGCACCAACAGAACCAGTAACCCAAGTCTTGAATTTTCTATTATCTGTTTGAGAAGCTCTATATCTAACGTGTAAGAAAGGACGTTTTAGGTTCTTTCCTAGTGCTTGATCGTACACTGTAGATGTACCAGCTGGAATCATAACGCCACGTATTGCTGCTGATCCCGCAGCGGTATTAATACCACCTCTAGTAGCTTTGTCATTTAAGTATCTCATATCTGATTTATAAAAGTCATAAGAACCTCTACGGAATCCAGAGAAACCTAAATTAAGTGCCATATCTTCTGAGTTGTTGAATACCCCATAAGAAGTACCACCAGACCCATAAGAATTCATAGAAGCCAACATATCATCAATCGCAAGAGCTGTTGCTCTATTAACAAACATCATGTTTTCCTCAATAGCACCTTGTGCGTCAAACTCAGCTAAAATAGCATCAAACTCAGCTAAATCAACTGCTGGAGAAGCTCCAGTAACACCAGAAGTAACATTACCTCTAGTACTAATAGCGTCAAATAAACCTTGTGTACCATGTCCACCTGCACCTGAATCATCACCATCTGTAGATGCAAAGAAACCATCATCTGCACCAATAATAGATGCGTCTGCTGTTTTCTCAGCTTCTAACATAGTCATTTCTAAGTAATCTGTAAATCTAGCTCTAGTTTCAGCTTCAGCTTTTAAATACCAAAGATATCCACTAGTTCCATCTTCTACAGAAACTTCAACCCAACCAATTCTAGCTGTATCAGAACCTGATATTTCGTAGTAATCTTTCATAATAATTGGTTTGTTGCTGAAAGATTTGAAAGTAGGTTGAAGAGCTGTTCTTGTGTCAGATCCAGAAGCACCAGTAATAGCACTATAAGACTGACCTTTGTTATACTCAGAACCTACAACTAGTAAAGTTGATGCACTAGCTGTTGTAGAATGACCAGCTAAAGTAGCTTTGTCGTAAGCTTCAACTGATATAACAGCTGTAGCTGGAGTTTCTGTAACTAGACATTTTGTAACGATACCAGCACTTGCAATAAGTACGATATCATTAACTCTAACACCGTGTTTAGTTACAACGAAATCAGGTGCTGAACCTGCGTTTCCATCAATATCACTAGTAACCTCAAAAGTTCCACCACCATCACCTGCGACAACAACGGTTCCTTTGCATGAAATATGTAATCTTGATTGTTCAGACCATACCACCTGATCAGATGCCATGCTCTCTTCAGCGCCTACTTGTGAAAGAAATCCTGAGATAGTTCTGTTTCCAAAAATCTCAGCTTCTTTTTCCATAAGCTCTGGTAAATATTGTTGGCCCCACGCGTTATCTGTAGTGCCCGTAAAATCTAGGTAGTTTGTATTAAGTGTTTGTTGTTGTGAACTCGGAACACTATTTAAACTACCACCTGCTGTAATTGCCATTTTTATTTAGTTTTAAATTGTTATTTTTGTTTAATTTTAAACTTAAAATCATTAGAACTTTCACCTAGCACCTTTACTTTCATACCACCTGTATTAATCTCTCCACTATGTTGTTGTCGAGGATCCATACTGATGTTTTTAGATTTAGCAACGCTTTCTTTTAAAGCATCGACTTTACCTTGTTCATAAAAGTGATTAGCTATTGCATCTGCATTCATAGCTGTATATAAAGATTTATGATAACCCTTAGCATCCCCCATTTGATTGTTTTTGTCAAGAAACCTTCTTACAAAATTATTCACGTCGCTTTGATTTTCTTTTACTCTATTTACATCTTTAATATTGAATCTAAACTTTTTCTCTCCGATATTATATTCAAAACCTTTGAATTTATCGTTAAAAACTTCATCAGTTTTATTTAAAAAAGTTTTTTGTTGCGCTTCTGTTTCTTCTGATTCTTTGTTATATCTATTAAAGAAATCAACTGCTTTCTGTTGCTCACTCGTAAGCTTTGATCCACTTTTGATATCTTCATAGTACTTGGACTTTAGCCCGTCCAGGTGGCTTTTAGCGCCGGCAACTTGCTCTTTTAACGCTAGTTTTTTTCTTTTAATATCTCTTTCACCATCTTCATTTTCATCATAAGAGAAAGAATCTTCCATAAGAAATTCAATCTCTTCATTATCTAAATGTGGTTTTGTTTGTTTGTAATATTCTTTTAATAGAGAATGATTATCAAGTTCTGAATAATCTTGGTTTAATTTCACATAATCATGTAAATCTCCACCTGTCTCTTCCATGAACTCCATTAATTTTCGTACATTCTCTGGAAGATCTTTTCCGGTTTCCATTGATTCAGTGATAGCTTTCTCTGCTTCTTGTGCTATCTCTTCAACCTGTTCTTTTACTTCTTCTTCAACTATTTCTTCTAATACAGGGGTTTCTGTAGTTTGTTCTATAGATTCTTTTTGTTTTTCTTCAACAACTTCTTCCACTGAGGTTTCTTTAGTTTTAGTTTCTTCAACTGGTTTATTCAAATCTACCTTTATAACTTCGTCATCTTGACTAAGTTTTTTCATAGTTGGTTTCTTCTTTACTTTAATTTTTTCAACCGTATCGTCTACTTTCGGTTGTTCTACTACTTGCTCTTGGGTAACCTCTTCAGTCACCTCTTCTTTTTTCTTTTTTGCCATAATATAATATTATAAAATTATTAATTTGTTTACTTATTTAGGTTCAAATGCCCCTAAATCAAAATCACCACTAACTATATCATTACCTGATGATTCAAAGTTTTTAGGTGGTTTATCTCTTTTTCTTTGATCAATCATTTCTGATTGCTGTGTTGCTTGTATTTTTGTTCTTTTATCTTTTCTATCTTCTTTTTGTCCCTCTCTTTCCATTATTGTATTCATATCCATTTGCCTTAACTGCATATTATACTGGAACTCTTGCTCCATTAACTGTTTCTTTACCTCAGCCTCTTGCATTAGTTTTTGAGATGCCATATCTCCTTTCAACTGTTCCAATTGTGATTCTGAGTGGAATAGAGTTTGTTGTTTTTGGATTTCCAACTCTGCAGCAGCTTGTTGTGTTTGCATATTAGCTTGTGCCTGTGCTTGTATATTTTGTTGTTGGATTAATTGGTCTCTATCTAACTTTTTCTTTCTACGTATCTTTAATAGTTGGTTCGCTAGTTTAATATTTTTAATCTCTCTTAGATCAATAGCGTCTTCTAATTCTATATTTTGCTGTGCTAGAGCTACTTGTATATTGTTTTCTAACATCATTTTTTCTTCTTCATCTGGAGCTAACTCAATAAAGATCCCAAAATCATATAGATGTAAATCACTTAGCTCTTCTAATGTAGCTACATTATGAACACCAATAGCTTGTATAAAAGCGTCTTTTGTAGGAGAGTATTCTATAATATCAGATATTCTAAGAGATAGACACTCGGCAACTTCCGCTGTTAAAAATAATCCAGCTTGTAATATATGTCTTGTAGCTGTATTAGAATTTGCAGCAGCTAACTTTTGAACACCAACTAAAGCGTTTTTATCCGGCGTAGCAGCATCTCTAGCCTCGTTTAATCCCGTTGTGTCTCTTATCATTTGGAGATAATAATTGTAATTAGCTATAAGAGCTTGTATTTTATTTCCACTTGCTCCACTAGCTATTTCTTGAATAGGTACTTTACCAGGATTCATATCCCCATCTTGTGTAAAACTTCTACCAATTACAGATCCAGTTTGGAAAAACATATTTAAAGCTTCTTGTGGATTGTAATTAGTTCCATTACCTAAATCAATTTCAGCAAGTCCATCAGCGTCAAGATACACACCATCTGGTACCATACGCGACATCACTTGCTGTAATTTTAAATGTGTAAGTTGAATCATATCAGCAAAACCTGTTATACGTCTCACTAATGACTCAATTCTACCTTTGTACATTCTAGGAGCTACTATAGAATAATTCATTTTAACTTTAGTAAAATCACTTTTAGGACGCATCATGTTTTTAGACATCTCCCATTTAAGTAATTTATTTGTACCTAAAACTAAAGCACCTTCATATAAACACTCTATAGATCTTTGTAATCTACTGTAATCACCTTCTTTCTCTTCTGGAGGATTAAATGTATCAGGTTTTTCTATAGCTTTTTCTCCACCACTACCTGTCTCTTTTAACTTATAAACATTATTCATATATGTTTTATAGTTAAAGTATAAAATTTGGACGCTGTTATTATCTACTTCTCTATAATTAGTATTACCGTAATCGTTTGTGTGGATAGATTTGTTCTTAATAATATCTTCTAAATCTTCTTGTTCTAAATGGGGAAATTGCTTTGCAAGTTCATTTACTGGTATTGTTTTTATTTCTCCAACGTAATATATATCTTCAAAATACGGAGATTCAGTATATGAATGCACTAAATCGACTGGATCAACATAATCAATTACCACTCCTTCTGAAGTATTAAACCCTGTTTTTACAGCACCAATACCTAAAACCGCTAAGTCATAATAAAACCTCTTCTTTATTAACTCATATTTATTTCCTTCCATTAAAACATTTATAGCTTGTTCCTCTGCTATTTCAGACGCTTGCTTATAAGAGAGTTGCATATGTAAGGATAGCTCTTCTTCATCTTCTGGTAATGTTTGTTTGTCGTTCTGGTATATATCTACGTTGAAATTTTCAGCTACAAAATCATTAACCTGTTTAGTCTTCATATCATTTAGCATCGACTCCATATATTGAGTACGCTTACTAATTCCATATGGATCTTGAGAAAACGCCTTTACATCGTAAGTTCTTTCCGCAATACCATTAACAACAATATCGACAAATTTAGCTATAATTGGTACTGGCGTCCAATCTAAATTAAGGTAAGACAAATCTCCGTTAATCGAAAGTTCATCTTTGTATTTTTGTACTGATTGTTCCCCACGAGCATATAACCTTAAATTATGAAAATTATTTTTATTGGTATTGTATCTAGTATGCCCTCTATCTTGATAAAACCATTCGGTTTCAATTGCTTTAGCTACTTTTAATCCATAATCATAACTTAGTTTTTCTGCATCGCTAACTACTTGACTAGGAAAATATTTATTTATAACAGACTCTGCCATATTTATTGTTTAATTATTTTTGATATATTACCACTTTGTGTATATTTGGCAATATTTATATTTAACTTTGGTTTTTCAATTTTTGCATTTGGTGCATATAAATGTCTATTACAAGCCATTATAGCTAGACCAGAACTAATTGTAGCATCAAATTTTGTTCTTTTTGTAATATCAAATCTTCCCCAATCATTTAAAGTTTCGTTGAAGTACAAACTACCATAATCTCCATCTCCTAAGTGTCCAACGTGTTTCTGTATATACATCTCTATAGCCGCGGCATGTGCTTGCTTTATATCTTCACTTGAGTTTGGTATCCCTCCAACTTCTTTTTCTGCTACAGATAGTTTGTTCCAAACTTTATCTGGTCTATTCATAGAATATCCTCTATATCCTCTCCTACGTAAATAGTACAATAGTCTAGGTTTATTATTCTCTGCAAGTAGTGGCATACCATAAAACACTAAAGCCATTAAAACGTCTTCAAAAAATATATCAGCCGTTTGTGGTCTAGCTACATATTCTAGAAAAAATTGACTTGGAGGACAGTCTTCCATTGAAAACTTTGTTAATCCGTGTAATGCTCCTTTAGATCCTTTACCATCAACAGTCCCTGATATATCGTAACTATCACAACCAAAAGCACCCATGTGTTCATTAGCTGGGTATCGTATACCATTCTTTAATATGCTTTTATTCTGTATATGTTCAGGCGGAAACCAACTAACTTTAAATCTACCCTTTGGATCCGGATAGAAGATTACTTGTGTATCTTTTATACCGTTTATCCATTGAAAATTACCTTTATTTACTACAGCTGAATTACCTATACCTTCGTTGTAATCTATTTGCTCATATATCTTAACTAAGTTAAATATGCTATTCGAAGCTTCGTCTCTAAACGCATGTTCTGTAGTTCTTGGGAATTGTCTGTAGAA